CTTGATTGGCGTAGAGCTTTTCGGTCATGACGATGATGTTCCTTCAGTGGGTTTCGACGTATTGTTCGATGATGTCGGCGATTTCGGCAAACGAAGCGCCTTCATCGTCGTTGAGTTGCCAGAGTGCCGCCCATCCGTACTTGGGCGAGAACACCGAGTACGCCTTCGCGTTGTCGCTGTTGTGGGTGGTGGATGCGTTGGCATGGTAACGCTCGGGGAAGAACTTCAGGCTTTCGAGAGCGTTCGCCGAGTACGGGAACTCTTCCTTCCAGATGTTTTCGTTTCCGCAGACCGCTTCCAGGACACCGAGGCAGCAGAAGCAATCGCGGCCAGTCTTGTCCATGCTGACGAGGCTCTCGTAACCCTGCGGGAACTTACCCGAGCGGAGGGCCGCGACCCACTCGGCCTTCGTCGCGGCGAGAATGGAGAACGTGGAGGTGAACGGATGTTCGTTGGCGTGTTCCATGGCTTACTCCGTGTAGAAGTCGATCAGCTGGTTGAGGTTCTCGAACCTGAACGTCACAGAGAATGTGCCGTCGTTGAACGAGGTGACGACGCCTTCGCGACCAGCAAAATGTCGGCGCTGAGTGGCGACGACTCGGTCATTGGCAGGGTTAGGCGCACCCTTCGCCGCTTCTTCCGGAAGCTTCTTCCACCAGTCGCGGTACGCTTCGACGAGGTCTTTGGCTTCCTTCAAGCCGAGGCCATACTGCGCTCTGGCTTCCTTGATGGACTCCACGATCGACTCGCCTCGAATGAGGGCTTTCCAGCGGCGATCGCGGAAGTTCTCGGCATCGGCGAAGTTGATGGTCAATCCAGCGACTTGGTATTTCATGATGATGATGTTCCTTCTCAGCGGTTGTTCTTGCGGCGGTCGGCGTTCTTGCGGGCCAGACGAGCAGCGCGGCGGGACTTCTCAGTGAAGCGATCCATGGTCATTATCCTGTGTGGTTTGTTGGATTACTCAGCGTGATAGCGGCCATGAACACAGTGGAGCAGTTCATGGCCGAGGTCTTGCACTTTGTCGTCTGCGCCAGTTTCGGGGCGAAGAACGTGAATCTCGCAGTAGTTGTCGCGGTTGTTCCAACCAGACCATGCGGAACCGCGCCAGACACTACGACCAGCGCCACGACGAGTGGCGAACCCTTCGTTCGGGCGACCGAATTCCTTCTCGCGAGCTTCGCGCAGGTCTCGGATGTTGTCGTAGAAGACTACCTTGATTTCCATGATCTGGCCGCTGCGATCAAACTCCGGAGTGATCGAGCTATCCACTCGGTCGACGTTGGCGTTAGCGTTGGCAGCGACGAGGAGGAGGGCGGCGAGGAGGCGTTTCATGATTGGCTCTTATGCGTGGAGAACGTGAGCGTGACCGTCTTCGAAGGCTTCGAGGGTCAGGTCGCGCGAGGAGTAGCTGGGAAGATCGGAGTTGCGGTTGATTGGGTAGAGGCAGAACGGGCCATCAGCACCTTCAGCGACACGCTCATAGAGAGCATTCAACCCAGTCAGGGTAGCGGGGATGTTGCGGTGGACATAGCCAGTGTACTGCACACCGTCGCAATCGCGACCAGACTCACTGACGTTCATGGTGCCATCGGGGAGGCGGGCTGCTTCGATGGCGATGAGAGCGGCGCGGGCTTCGCGGATGTACTCTTCGCGCGGCGAAGGATTGTAGTAGACCCGATTGCGCATCGACCAGAACTTCAGGATGATGCGGTCGTGGGTGAACTTGTCGAGGTGGGTGAGGTTCAGGCGCATGGCTGCGTTCCTTAGTGGGCGTTCGACAGGATGGTGTGAAGCTGGTTGAAGCTGAGCCCTTCAGGGAGCTCGTCGTTGTGGATGCCCATGATGGTGTTCACGTAGCAGTCCTCATCCTCGTCGAACCAGCGGGTCGCACGGAGCGCGCCCTCGCCGTAGAAGTTGCCCTTCTTGTCGAACAGTCGAACCTTGACGCGACCAGCGGCGGTGACTTCGAGAACCTTGACCTGCGGGTGGGAAGCTTGCATGGCACTTTCCTTTGGGTTGGCGGTAGGCGTTGCCCTACCGTGAGCCCACTATACCGCATTCCCAGCCAAAAACAAGCCCCAGCCACCGAAAAGGCGACTGGGGCTGAAAACCCTTACAAAACAAGGGCTTAGGAAACCCTTACAGAACAATCACTTACGTTCATACCTCAAGGTTGCCAAGCCCCTTCGGTTTTGGTAGGCGTGAGCCGAAATTGCCCTTGTCGAAGGCTGGCGTATCGGCGGGCTTCTTGCGGGCAGGCGCAGAAGGTTCTTCCATGAGTCCAGCCTGCGCCTTGTCGTCGACGTCAAAGAAGCGCATCTTCGGCCTGTCGATGCCGAGGATGAACCTCTTGTTCTTTCCGTCGATAGGGCCGAAGCGATTCTTCAACTGCTTGAACATGATCTGTCCCATCTGTTCCAACTCATCTGTAGCAATCAACACGCCGAAGAAGTCGAGTGTCATTGGCAGGCCGATAGACTCAGAAGTATCCGTCATGTCAATGTCGGAGTTGTCGTAGCCCGAACGGTTGGTCTGGGTTGCAGTGTAGATGGCAACGTCGAACTCGATGGCGAGACCACGGAGTTCTTCTGCGATGGCCTTGACATAGCTGTACGAGTTGACATTCGATCCGAGCTTGATACGACTCGAAGCACAGATGTTCAGGTAGTCAATGTAGATGACATCTGGAACGAAGTTCTTCTTGAGCTTGAGGTCGTTCAGTAGATACCTGAAGTGAGCAGCACCAGCAGAAGCCGTTGGATACTCTTTGATGATGAGCTTGCCAGTGGTCTTCTTGCGAGCATTCTCCATCTTCTTGAGGTACATGTCGCGCGGAAGCTTTGCCAGATCATCGAGTGTCACGTCGAGGAGGTTGGCGTCGATGCGCTCTGCGATGCGCTCTTCTGCCATCTCGAGTGTGATGTACAGGACGTTCATGCCTTGCTCTAGTTTGAAGCATGCATCGTCGCACATGAAGATGGTCTTGCCGACACCAGTCGGTGCCATGATGCAGCTCAGTGTCTTGCGTGGGATTCCACCCTTCGTGACCTTGTTCAGATACGACAGTCGCCACGGGATCTTGTTCTCTGTACGATGATAGAACTCATACCGAGACTCTGCGTCTTCCAGGAAGTCATGACCGATGTTCGTGTCGAAGCTGACAGCGAGAGCATCTGACAGGATCTTAGGAATTGCACCACGGCTGACCTCACCCTTCTTGTCATCCAGAATCTGAATGGCCTGATGGATGCCGTTGATGATGGCTTTGTCTTGGCAGAATGTCTCTGCCTTCTCGAGTAGGAAGTCTACAGGATCCTGTGACTTCTCCATGCTGTCGATCAGCTGTGAAGCACGGTCGACCGTGTCTTGCCTCTGACCCGTCTTTGCATCAAGCTCAATGAGCAACGCTTCCCGTGAAGGAAGCGTTGTGTGTTTTGTCACGAACTCCGAGATGATCTCAAAAGTCAGCTTCTGAGCTTCATCGCCGAAGTACTCTGGCTTGATGAACGGAAGAGCTCTACGAGAGAACTCTTCGTTCGTTGCGAGGTTGTTGAGGACTAGGTTCTCAACGCTTACGATCATTCATCCTCTCCAAATGCCTGTGTCGCTTCTTCATCCGAAACCATTTCGCCTGCAGTCACCTGATAGTGCGACTTGACGTACTCTTGGAACGATACACTCTTGAGAATTGGATCCCAGAATGCTGTGTTCTCCGTATCCTTGAGGCGGTAGTTCTTTGCTTCGACTTCACCAGTCTCTCGGTTGACTCGCTGATACCAGCCGACCTTCGGCTTGATGACATGACCAGACTCGAGAGCGATATCCAGCAGACCAGACCACTTCGAGATACCGCCATCGAATGTGACCATGATCGGGATCTTGGACTTCTCGCGGACGAAGCGCGACTTCTCGATGTTGATGATGAAGTTGTAACCAATGACCTCGTCGCCATCCTTGTTCTGCTGACGACCGATGATGAAGATCTGGTTGGCCGAGTAGTAGATGCCCGTTCCACCAGACACGACAGGCTTCGCGTACATTTCCTGCGTCATGTAGATGTGGTTGATCGCCAGCATCGGGATCTCTTTCAACGTCAGGTGTGGTGTCACCATGCGGAACAACGACTTGAGCTGCTTCGCGCGGCTCATGTCGGCAACAGACTTCTGTTCGAGAGCGTCTTCCACTTCCTTCTTAGAAGCGAGATTGCCGATGGAGTCGATGATGATGACAACACGATCGCCACGCTTGAGTTCGTCCAGCTGTGCCATGACATCGAACTTCAACTCTTCGACGTTCATGATTGGCGTGTGGATGACGCGACCTGGATCGATGCCATGTGCCTCGAAGTATGCCTGAGGCGATCCGAATTCCGAGTCATAGAAAAGCAGGACTGCATCTGGGAAAGCATCGAGATATGCCTTCGCACCTACGAGCGCGAGGTTTGTCTTGAAGTGCTTGGATGGGCCTGCGATCACCGTGAGGCCTGGAACGAGACCTCCGAGGATGTCACCACTGAATGCGATGTTCAGTGCTGGGACACGAGTCACGATCGGCTTTGGTGCAGCGAAGAGCTGCGAGTCCGAAAGTACTTCGGTCATCTTGATTGTTGAGTTCTTCTTGAGCTTCTCTAGTAGGGACATGCATATCTCCTGAATGTGTTGTCGTAGTGTACTGCGTCTGTTGTTGTGTTACCCAAAGAACGCCTCGAGATTGCTGACGGGTTCGGGTGTCCAATTTAGGGACTGGATTGTTGAGGCAATCGGATTGAGGAACAGTCTGTCGAAGAGTGCTTCGACGTCAACATACCGTGGTTCCAGCAAGGAAGCATCGACTGTCATGCCGACTGGCATCGCGAAATAGTTCGCGGCCAGAGGATTCCTATCCTTGAGAATCCATAGCCTGATCTTGTCTCCGTTCTTGATGAGAGGGAACTTGGAAGTCAGATTGCGATCGACGACCA